ATATATCGGCGTTAAGTTTTTCGACCGCCTTAGCCATTGGGCCCGCTACTGCGGTATCGCTGTTATCGCTGTCGCCAGATAATAGGCTGCTAATTGTCTGCCAATAGCCGCCGTCAAAACTATGTTCGATCAAATGGCACGGCACAACTCTAACGGCGCCTAGGCTGTCTGTTATGCTGAGCTTATCCCATGGCTCTAACCGCGGATTACCCAGCGTTAGCGGCACCTTGGCGGGATAAAAACTATAACCGACAAAACGCGGCGCCATATCATTAAATAGCGCCTCTGTCATATACGGGCAGCCCATGTACACGTTAGGCGTGCCGTAAGTATAAACAATGCCCGCTATTGGCTGCTCTGTTTCCTCGTCCTCGTCGTCCTCTGTTACTCGGCAAGATAGGCCCGTTACGGTAAACGCGCTCTCTGTAAACGTTGCGCGCTGTTTCATTCGGGCTTCGGTCAATTCGTAAGTGTCGCCGCTGCCGTATTTCGCGATCACTATTTGGCCCAAATAATTTTCCGTCACAAAACCGCCCAAAAGCTGCGCAATTACGCTTAATGCCTCTGCAATGGTTACGCCTGTTATTGGCTGGCTTATTGTGCCTGTAAACGTTAAGCCCTTAGCAACTACTGTTATGCCCGCTTGCGTCTGGATCTCGTTAATAACAGCCTGTATTGTCGCTGGGTATGTTAGCGCTGAGCTGTAAGCATATTTACATTTACTGCTGAGGCGGCCAACAGCGCTAAATGTTGTCACTGTGGCCGCTGTGCTCGTTTCTGTTACGGTATAAAGGCCGTTGTTGATATATTCAATAACGGGCTCCTCGTTAGCGTCATAGCCAGTAACAACGCCAATTTGTAGCGTCAGCTCGCGGCCAAAAACATTACTGGCCAAATTCTGTACTTGCGCAGTTATAAAGCTGTTGTACATTGCGCCAACGGCCACGCTGTCCGCCGCGCCGCCCGTGCTGATCGTTAAGGCCGTTATATTACACTCCAGCTCTGTATTGTTGCTGTCCAAAAAACGGGCCCTAAATGATCTGCTGTCATTTTCGATTGCGTTAATATAATTCGCGCTTGCTGGTATCATGTTTTATATCTCCTGTTAAAAAAGCTACTGTTCGATAAATGATACTGTTACGCCCGTTTGCCTCTTGTACGCGGCGCTAATGCTTTCAATCGTTCGGCTGAGATTACTGCTGTAAACTGTTATCTCTTTTAAGCTTGTTGCTGAGCTATCGTTATATTTAATCTTAAAAAAAGCTCCGCCCGCTTTGATTTTGGATATTATCTCGTTAACTTGCGCAAAAGTTAACGGCGGCCAAGTTATGGCCACCGTTTTTTTCCACGCTACAATATCGCCTATCATTTTGCCGCTGTTAACGTCGCGGCCCGTGTTCTCGCTCCAAACTGGCTCCTCAGTGATAACAACGCCGCCTTTGGCTGGTTCTGCAACTTGCGTACCGTTTATAAATAAACCCATTGTTTAAACCTCCTTGTTATCAACTACACTGGAAACGCAGCTTGGCCAGTGCTAAGTGTGTACTGTTTGGCCTCTTTTCTAACTGCATTAAATATGTTTTTCATATCGCCCTCAAAAACAATTGTTGTATCGCCGCCGCCTATCGCTCCGCCCATCTGAGCAAATGCCGCAACAACAGCACGATAAACGCCATCTGATACGGATCCAACAATTTGATCGTTATTCATTACGGCCGTATGATTTCCAATCGTGCCCACCAATTCGGGCCCAGCCTCACGGGCAATAAACGCTTGGCCAGCACTAAACGCGCCGCCGCTGGCTGCTGCCGTTACGGGCCGCCAACGGCCGCCAGCGTATAAACCGCCCTCGGCTTTTTTTGTTTTAAGTCCTTTAGTTAGCGGGCCTTGTTTTTGCTTTGTGAGCACGGTTTTTATCTTAACTGTAATGTCAGTTAGCCATTTTGGCAGCTTTGACCAGCCTTTTTTAAGTGTTGTTTTTACTTTTGTTTTTATGCCAGTTAGCCAGCTCGCTAATTTGTGCCAGCCCTTTTTCAAGGTGGTTGATACTGTTGTTGCCAATCCACTTAGCCAGCTAACAACGCCACTCCAGCCTTTTTTAAGTGTGGTTGATACTGTTGTTGCCAATCCACTTAGCCAGCTAACAACGCCGCTCCACCCTTTTTTCAAGGTGGTTGATACTGTTGTTGATATATCAGTTAGCCAGCTTTCAAGTTTTGTCCAGCCCTTTACCAATTTGGCTTTAACGTCAACTGCAATTTCGCCCGCTTTTTCTGCGATCTTTTCTGGCAGCTTTTTAAACCAATCTATAATATCGCTGATTTTGTCGCCCAGCCCTTTAACTATGCCAGCTACCATAGATCCGCCAGTGTCTTTTGTCTTTTTTGACGCGCCTTTATCGCCCTCAATGCCAAACGCCTTTTTAATGCCATTCCAAATAGGCTTAAACAGATTATCCATTAGCCAGTTGCCAATGTTTTTAAGCGCGTTGCCAATGCCTAGCAGTATGCCGCCAACAATGGATCCGCCAGCCTTTTTAGTGTATTTTTTAAAATATTTGCCAATGCCTTTAAGCGCGTCGCCTATTGCTGCCGCGATCGCTTTAACAATCCCAACAGCTAAGCCCGCAACCGCGCCAATCGCCGCACCTAGCAGCTTAAATATTGACTTAGCTATGCCGCTCCAGTCAACGTTTTTAACAAACTTTTTAATACCTTTATAAATTGATGTTGGTACTTTCTGCCAATTAATATTTGTCAAAAAGCCGCTTATCGCATCTGGTATGCCTTTTAGTACGTTGCTGATCGTCCGCGCCAAGGATCCAATATCAATTGTCCTAAACGCGCCCTTTAGCATTTCAGCCGCGGCCTTGCCTATTTTGCTCCATTTAAGTGTTTTGGTAAATTTTTCGGCTGTATTAATAACGGTATTAAGGCCGTTGCTGATTGTGCTGCCTATTGCACCCCAATTTGTCACGGTCAAAACTCCGTTAATTGTGCTCGCTACGCCGCTGCCTAGCTCTTTACCTGTTTGCTTTATTTTTTTCCAGTCTATGTTTTCGATAAAGCCGTTAATGCCGTCGCCTATCGCTTTGCCTAAACTATCCCAGTGAAAATTATGCACAAAACCAAAAAGCCCCATAACGGCAGAATTGAGCCCCTCAGCTAGCGACTTGCCAATCAAACCCCAATCAATAGTTTCGATCGCGCCGTTTAAAAAAGTCGCTAGGGATTTGCCTATTTTGTACATAGTTTTTTTGATTTTGGGCCACGGTATTTTTTCTAGTGCTTTGTTGATTTTGTTGCCAACTAAAACGCCCAGCTCTGTAAAATCTGCTTTTGCCCAAGCCTCTTTTATCATTTTGGCCAAATCTTTAGCGCTGTTTTTAACTTTAACGGTTTCAAACATATCGCCAGCGCCAGCTCCGCCGCCGCCGCCAGCTCCGCCGCCGCCAGCGCCAGCTCCTCCAGCTGTTGACGTGTCGGCGCTCTCCAGCTTATTGATCTGGTCAAAACCTAGCAGCGTACGTTTTAGCTTTTTCGCCTCTTTGTTTGCTTTTTTCGTGCCGTCCGCAGCCTCATTTCCCGCGGATCCCGCAGCGCTTAAGCTGCCCGCATAATCCGCAGTCTGTTTTTTAGCCACTACAACCGTACTTTTGCCAGTTAAGGCCGCGAAAAAGTGCGCTATTGCCGTGCTGGCTCTGGTTAGCATATTAACAAACGCGCTAATATACGGCGCAACAACATTTAATATTGGTGCAAACGCTGTAGCCAGCGCATTTTTAAGTGTTGCCAGCGCTGCAATAACAGAACTGATTGAACTGTTAACTGCTGGGCTGTATTGCGCCAAATTTTCCATACCTTGCCGCATCATGCGCACGGATCCATAAACAGCCGCGCCCATAATTCCAAGTCTGGCCAAGCCTTTAATGCCAGTGCCCATCTTTAAGCCTCTTTGCATCTTGCTAAGATTTTTACTGGCTCCGCCCGCGGATAGGCCAAAAATGTTTAATCTGCTGATCGCTGATTTTAGCCCCTTGCCAAAAGATCCAAGCACCGCGCGTGCTTTCGTTATGCCCTTGCGCACAACGCCAAACGAACTAGCCGCAGTATTTTTAAGGCCCTTAAACCTCGCCGCAATGCCGCGGATCCTGTCGCCAATCGCCGTTAGCCTTTTGCTGGTGCCAGCGCCAACAGAACTTTTAAGCGTGTCGCCAGCCGCCGCAGCGTAAGCCTTAGCGCTCTGGCCAATTGATGCTGCGCCCGTTTTCTGGTATGCGCCGCCGCTGCTTTCCAGCGCGTCGCGTTTCGCCTTGTATTCGCTGAGCTTAGCGCTGGCCGCGTCTATTGCGTCTTGCGTTTTATACCATTCGGCCGCCTCCTCGTCAGTCGTGCCAGTTTCGCCCATGGCTTTTAATTTGGCCTGTAGCTCAGTTAGTTTTTGGTTCGTTTGTTCTATTTCGGCGTCCAACTGCTGAAAAGCTGTTGAATTGATAACTGCGGGCCCCAGCTCGCTCATGCCAATTTGCTTCTCAACTAGCCCATCTAGTTGTTTTTCCGTCGCGGCTACTTCTTTGGCCAGCTTTTTATATTCGTCGCTATTTGTATGCGCCTTTTGCTGTTTGGCCTGTTCTTTTTTTAGGTTTTTAACCTCGTTTTCAGCGTCTTTGATTGCTTTTTCAAGGTTCTTAAATTCCTGTGTAGGTTTCAGCAACCCCATGTTAAGTTTTTGGTTTCGCACTCGCTGGCCAAAATTCTTAACGTTTTGTGATAGCTGTTTTGCCGTCTTGCTGATCTGCTCGGCCTTTTTCTGGAACTCTTTTTCTTTAACTTCAATTGATACTTCGGCGGAATATATAGTGTTATTGCTCATTATTCGGCCTCCTGTTTATCCTGTTCGCTGGCCTCGCTGTCGTTTTGCTGTTGCTTTTGGTTTCTTTTGTTCCAGCGCGCCGCAAATGCGGCCATATCGGCTTTATGTTTTTGCAGCGCCATTTCGTCGTTGATTTGCTGTTCTTCGGTTTTTTCTTCTTCAAATAATTCTGGGTATAAATCCCAAGGCATTACAATATTTTTCTTATTTCGTTTTTTGGGATCCGTAAATATAAAAGCAATGCGGCTACTTGTTGCCTCGGCCTCTGCAAATGCAACGCTGATTTGCTCTTTAAAATCATGTGTTTTTTGGTTTTCAAGCGCGTTGATCGTGTCTGTAACCTCTGGTATGGTCATTTCCCAAAAATCGCTAATGTTTATGCCATGTTCTAGCGCCTCTTTGTACAAACTCTGTATAACAGCCGTACAGCTCATATAATCAGCGCTGGCCGTTACATCATCTGATCCATTTCGGCCATATCTGCTGTCATTGCCTCCAGCATTGCTTTTGTAAAAAAACCAGCGTCATACATCAGCGGGTATATAACCTCTGTTAACAGGTCAAATATTGTTTTGCCGCCGTCAATATATTTGTCTAACATATCCTCAACGACGTTAGATTTCATCCCATGATTATATTTCTGAAGTGCGGCCTGTAAGATCGGCAAAATAACGCTTGTCGCTGGTATTCCGTCCTCAGTGACGGCCAGCATTAACGATTTGCCAAACTGCTGTTCAAGCCTCTGGATCCATGCCGTTGTTAGTTTCAATCTGTGTTCTGTGCCATCTACAACCCAAACAACAAACGGCCTTGGCACCTGTTTTGGTTCTTCGGCCACGTTAACGTTGTTTTCGTTATTTTCTATTACTGCATCAATACTGTTTGTTGTTTCTTTTGCGTTTGCCATTTTTGCGTGCTCCTTTTCTTTCATACAAAAAACCGCTGGCCAATAAGCCAGCGGCCTTTATATCGTTGTTTTATCTTTTATTATGCTGGATTAGCAATTGTTATATCACTCTGCAATGCAAGGCTCATTGTAAATTCTTGCGGGTCATTTACACCGCCGCCGCTAAGTTTAAGCGACGGAATAGCGCTAAATGTAAAGCTGGTGCCGTCCTTTAGCGTCTGCTTAAACCATGTGATATTGCCAACTATTGCCTGTATTTTTCTGTAGGCTGTGTTGGCGCTGCTGTTATCATATCTAAATGTATATTCCATATCGCCAGCATCGCCTATGCCCATTTCATTGTGTACAATGCTGTCTGTAAGCGCTGTATTATCTACCATTTCGGGATCTGCGCCCATATCGGGCACCTCTTTCAGCCCCGCCAAATCTGTGTAAGTTGTGGCGGCTTCTGTCGTTTTATAACCTAATGTTGTGCCATTAACTAACATGCTTTATAACCTCCTTTATTATGGGTTAGTGATCGTTATATCACTCTGCAATGCAAGGCT